CCAATGCTCTAGCCAAAGAAGACATTGTTGATACGTCATTGAGCACTACTAAACTCTATAGTTCGTCTAAAATCGACAGTACGTATCAAAAGAAAACCAAGGCACCAGCCAATGCTTTACTTATGCCGGACGCTTCGGGTAATTTAGTTGACAGTGGCTTGACATCAGCTGGAATTGATGCTTGTTGTGCTCAAGCCTTAAAAGCTGTGAAATCATTTTATTTTGGAACAGTTGGGAATCCAGGGACTGACAATGGAAAACTTTTGCTAACGGCCGTGGTAGGAAACACTGAAGTTTCGGGTGGTAATACGTTTGTTTTTCCTAAAGCGGCTGTCTATCGTATTGATTTGCGAGTAGAAAACGCTGATGGATTAAACACATACAAATTTCATATCAACAATGGAATTGGTAAAATTATTCTTAAAATGTATCATGAAACAACAAATTCAGGTCATACAGTAATATCAGCTCAAGCTGGTGATACTTTATATTTTACTGTCTTTAAATCGATCTATATGGGAGTTACAAATGGAGAATACTGTATTACTCAATTATAGGGTAATTTCTAAAAATTATTATTGTAGAAATTTTATACTGAAGTTTCAGTCATGATAATTGGACTTTCACCAGTGAAACCCGTACTACTATTACTACTGTCAGCTCCTCGTCGATTTTGAATCAGAAATCCCAATAGACCTCCTACCATCATGGCCAAACTTACGTATAACATCCACTGATAACGGTCGGTTGTTTTAATGGCAGTCACATCCGTTGAGATTAATTGTCCAATAGGTTGTGTGTAAAAATCAAGCGGACATGATTCACCGCTTGAATAAAAACTAATGACAGGTGTTAATTTAGCAACCAGTCCGTTTTCAGTTACACGAGCGTCCATGACACGACAGCTACTTGTTTTTAAACAGGCATCTACAGCCTGTTTGACGGAAGTTGTAGCCGAAACGCTACCATCCTTTTTAGCTTTATCGCAATTAAAAGGTTTGGTAAAGTTATACGATTTCATATACGTTTTACCCAAAACAAAATAGAGACTAAAGATAATGGCTCCAGCTACTGCTAACAATGGGAAAATATATTTCAAAGAATTACTGGCCACTCTACCAGCTACAAGAATTGGTACCAAAATAAAAGCCAATACAGCTAAAATGACCCACATTAAATTTAATCCTTCCAATTTACTTTCAGCCGTCTGATCGATTCGAGATTGAATATCCTCGACTGCTCTCACACCCAAAACACTTTTAAGAGCGCACTTGTCGAAAATGTCCGTCATCTGACTTAAAACGTTATTTGTAATGGATACGTTGCCTTTAGTCGATTTGACCGTTATACTTTGTACATTGTTAGAACTAAGCGCGCAAGTTTGCTTGATGGCATTATTAATTTCTGTTTGACTTTTGACCAACGTTTCTGCTGTGTTTTTAGCATCATCAAATGTAAAAAAATTTAAACCACTCACCAACGATTTAGCTAATTGATCCAATTGAAGTCCTATTTTTTGTTGTGAATCTATATTACTTATACTATCCATCAATGAAGTCATGTTAATGTTAGCTTTTTGAGTGATGGTGTTTCCACTGATGACAACATCTCCGCCAGTGTTGCTGACACTAACAATTTGTGTATTGTTGCTGCTGATGTTGCTTGACTGTACCGTTTCGGCGGCTACTTTTGAATAAATATCAACGACGGCTTTAGCTACATTAATCGATTTTGCATTACCCATTTATATCATTGAAAAAATTTTATCTAATGTCAGAGGATTTAAAAAGTTCTGATAATGGTCCAAGCAAATTTTGTAATTGTTGACCCCGCAACCAGTTTTTAGGTATTGTAGAGTCTTGTCGGGTCGGTTTCTATATTTGTACCATTGGCCATTTTTCCATAAACATTCCACGACGCATTCGTCGTCTTCTTCTGCGTATGTGCTGCAAGGATGAAATGGTATGAGAAAGTAATTATTGATATTGTCAGGAGCATCTGATAATTCTAGTTTATCGTATTGACTACGACTGATTAAACACCAACATTGCTTGCGACGAATGAAAAAATCAACCGTATTGAGCAATTTATATTTGTAGACTGGTTTTTTTCCGTAGACTGGTGTTAAAATAAATCCTTCAGTTGTTTGACTATTAAAATGCTGGCGAACGTAACGAAATGGATCAGTAGTGAAAACACAAGGATTCAAACGAATTTTCTCTTGGTTCACTAATATTGACAAATTTTTGTAACGTGTTTTGTAGTCTAGTTTTTGATTGGTATCAAACAAATAAATGATACCATCTACATATTCTCCGTAGGCAGTAAAATCCAAAGCGTCGTGACGTGGAACTGTACACACCGTGTCACCACTCTGAGCGTAAGCGTAACCGTCTCCGTTGATGGCCACCACTTGGCCGTCCTTTTTCATCGTGACGCCGTACAAGCCTTGAATTGATGACAGTGCTTCGACGGTCAGCGAAATGGGTTTTTTAAAATAGCGAAACATCACACGATAGATTTAAATTTCCAACCTAAAGATTTAAAGATGTTGCGGCATATTTTATCTGTTAATAATTTTCTTTCATTACACTTTACTAAAATCAAATGATCGGGATCTACCGTAACGTTGTGGTGTTTCAACAAGAGAAATAACATGTATTGTGTATTAAAATTTTTATTGTTTAATTCTTTAAATAATTTTAATTCCATATTTATGATGTCAAATTCTTGCAGTAATTGCTCTTCCAAATAAGAAATATCGAGAGGAACATACCCCGTAATAAGATGATGAATCAAGACGTAATCTTCGTAATATTTACTGTATCCTAAGTTTTTCAAAATCATGCACACGTGTGAAAGACTAATGTTGACTACACGATACGCTAACAGAGCCTGACGTATATTTTCAATAATGTTGGATGGAATAGTATTTTTTTGTTTGCCTTGAAAACGAATGATGCAATCTTTAAAATGTTGATTACGATCGTAAATGTACTTGTTGTTGCTCCTGATCGTATCCGACGTGCTTGACGGCAAAAAGTAAATTCGCTCCGACATGCAATTGTAACATACAGTTACCGTTTCGTCATAAAAATATGCTGCGTTCGATTGACAATGGTGACATTGATTCAAATCATTCACTCTATTCAACGTTGTACTATTTTTAAGGGGATGGCAATATTGTTTGTATACGTTGTAAACTTCCCAAAAAGACTTGATAATTATTTGTTTTTGAGACGCGTGATTACCGTTATCATCGTTTTGAAAGAAACTATTATTGGTTGGTATCTGCATTAGATTAACATACTCTTTCAAAATGTGACGAATTTCTATAAAATAAAATCTGGTAAAATTTATATTTTTGATTTTTTCTCGTATTTCTTTTAAATCTACCACCAAGTGATTGCGTACACGAGGTGAGATCCAATTTACAGCCAAATAGCTGACAAATTTTGCTTCTATTTCTTGATAAGATTTCAAGTGAATCGTCTCTTCTTTGAAATGGGACTCTATTTGCTTATGGAATTCTAAGATGTTGTCCATTTATCATTTAAACTAGGAATTGTTAATCAACAAAAATTCTTCTTCTTATAATAAATATACAAAAATATGGCGCAATCGAATATCACTTCAGGATTTATTGATATCGCAACTATGGATGAGATTGAAAAGTACATGTATTCTGGCCCAGACTGCATCGTCTATTTCGTCCGTTCAACTTTGAAGTCAACCTGGTTCACTCAAATCCCAGTTTTATTGTCTCGAAACAACGGAAATGCCGGATTTGGTCAAGACTGGAGTGTCAGTGTTTCTCGCGCAGGTGATTATCTTATTCACGTTTTCCTTCGTGTCACTCTTCCTTCCATTACATTAAAAACTGGAAATCTTTTTGGTGAAAATGGAAGACTCCGTTGGACCAAAAATTTCATGCACAATCTTATTAGAGAAACTAGCATTAGTTTCAATGATCTCTTTGCTCACACAATCAACAGTTATCATCTCGATTCATATGCTCAATTCACTACAGAAGCCGGTAAACGAGCCGGTTATGAACAAATGATTGGTAATATTGGAGATCTCATTAATCCCCACATTCCAGATCAAGTAATTCCCAAAGCTGATCTCAATCTTATTTTGCCTTTCTTTTTCACTCGCGATTGCGGTGTAGCTCTACCAACCGCTGCTATTCCTTATAATGAAATGCACATAAATTTCCAGTTCCGTGACTGGAAAGAATTGCTGATTCTTGACAATGCCGCAGCCGCTGGAGCTCAAGTCAATGTTCCTGTCGTGGGTCGCGACATTGACGCCGCCCCTGTTCTTGAATCTGTTCAAGTGTGGGCAAATTATGCCATAGTCAGCAATGAAGAACGTGCAGAAATGGGAAAATCTCAACGCACTATTCTTATCGAGCAAGTTCAAAGTGCGCCTCGTCAAACGTTTAATCCTAAATCCAATCCCGTACCTAGCTACGACATTCGATTCAATCACGCCGTCAAAGCTCTCTTTTTCAAAGTTAGAAATTCCACTTTCCCGAATCAGTGGTCTAATTACACTACAGCTTCACCCGTTTTGCAACCATCTACTACTGTTATTGATTACGAATCAGCACACGCTGTTGATCCTATTTTGAATGCATCACTGATTTACGAAAATTCTAATCGTTTCACCAATATGCCTGCTGATTATTTTAGTCTTGTTAATCCGTATTATCATGCTCCAAGCATACCTACAGAGACAGGATATCATTTGTATTCATACTCGTTGAAATTCCACGAACTTGATCCAATGGGATCAACAAATTACGGTAAACTGGCTAATGTTAGTTTGGTTCCTACAGCAAGCGCAAAAGCCATTGAAGCCAGTAACGGTTTTGGTCCGTCTGGCTCAGGTACTCATTATCCACAAACGTTTGAATTTATTGTCACTGTCATCGTTAATAATATTATTCGTATTGCAGGAGGTACCATGGGTTTCCCCGTCCTCTAAATTAATACGTGTATAAAAAGTAATCTAGGCTCTTATAAAAAATGAGTTTACGTTTAAAATCCAAAGATGAAAAATGGAAACCCGATCCCTACGCACCGAAATTGACGTTGGAACAAACGCGCCAAGCTGTTGACGAATTGCACATCAGTGACTATCCGCATGTTGAAAGGTCTGTTAAAGACCCCGTCATATCCGGACAGAAATTTGCACTAGTCAGTTTTTGCCTTTCAGTAAAAAATCCATTAAATGTGGTGGCATTTGCCAAAATTCGAGGTGTCTTCGAGACCGAAGAAGAAGCCACTAATCGCGCTCGTTACCTCATCAGAAAAGTCGATTCGGTAAATAAAATTCACACTGTCCAAGTTGGTTGTCCATTTCCTATTGGTGAAGCTATCATGGGTAAACTTGACAAGGTAGATGCCGCTGATGTAGATCAAGACTATTTGGAATGCGAAAAAAAATTGCGTTACTATTCAGAGTGCCAAGAAGCTAAAAATCAAAACGATATTAAAGATCGCGTTGAAGCTCTTAAAAACGACGTCAAAGAAGACGTTGCTCGCGATCCCGTCGACTTGTACATTTTAAAACGCAATAAAATGGCTACGTCAGCTGCGATGTACGACGATTATCTTGACCGCATTGAACAACTAAAATCTATTATGATTAAAACTCATCATGAATTGATTGATTTAGAAACACCAGTTATTCTTCAATCGTACCGAGGTCACTATGAAAAACGTCTAAAAGACGTAGGACTTGATCCCGATCAGACGGCTTCGAAGGTCAAGTCCTATTTTGAAGTATTACCGACCTTTGATTTTTTAAATAATAAATGCTAGAAAGAGACCAAATTGTATCCATTTTAATTATCTTGATCGTCACTCCTATTATCATGTGGATGGTAATACCATTTGGTAGAGACGGTGGCGGAGGCGGAGGTGGCGGAGGTGGTGGAGGTGGTGGAGGTGGTGGAGGTGGTGGAGGTGGTGGAGGTGGTGGAGGTGGTGGAGGTGGTATGCCGACAGGCGCTTTTCCGACTCCTCAGGAAATTATGTTCAAAAGTAAAGAAGATTGTCACAGCAAAGGC